CGAAGTCAATGACTTTGTAAGTAAAGGCGGTGTCAAGGATTACATGAATGCCATCACACATCTCCAACCCAGAGATTATCAGATTGATGCTGTTTATGATGCGCTGAGATATAACAGAAAACTTCTCATCTCACCCACTGCCTCTGGTAAGTCTTTCATGATTTACACACTGGTGAGATACTTTGTTGCAAGAAAACAAAAGATTCTTTTGGTGGTCCCCACAACTTCTCTTGTGGAACAGATGTTCAAAGACTTTCAAGAGTATGGATGGGATGCTCAGAATCACTGTCACAGGATTTATGCTGGACGTGAAAGAACCAATGTCAATGAAGTCACCATCACAACTTGGCAATCCATTTATAACTTAGACAGAAGTTTCTTCGAAGACTTCAATGTCATCATTGGTGATGAAGCACACTTGTTTAAGAGTAAGTCTTTGATTGGTGTAATGACAAAGTTACATCATGCGAAATACAGGTTTGGTTTCACAGGAACACTCGATGGAACTCAGACACACAAGTGGGTTCTGGAAGGACTCTTTGGTCCATCTTACAAAGTCACTCAGACCAAGAAACTTATTGATGAGGGACACCTTGCCACTCTTGACATTCAGTGTGTGGTTCTGAAACACAAACCCAAAAAGTTTGACACATATGAAGATGAAATTCAATATCTGATTTCTCATGAACGACGAAACAAGTTTCTAACTAATTTGACTTGTGACCTCAAAGGTAACACTCTTCTTCTGTTTACCAGAGTGGAATCTCATGGAGATTTGCTTTACGAAATGATAAATAACAAAGTAAAGGAAGGACGTAAAGTCTTTTATATCCATGGTGGTGTTGCCACCGATGAGAGAGAAGAAGTTAGAAGAATTACCGAAGAGGAGAAGGATGCAATTATCGTAGCATCTTTCGGAACATTCTCCACTGGTATTAATATTAAAAATCTTCATAACGTAATCTTTGCTTCTCCTTCGAAATCAAGAATTCGTAATCTTCAGAGCATAGGAAGAGTTCTGAGAAAGGGAAAAGATAAAGTCAAAGCAAGACTCTATGATATCGCTGATGACATTACTCTCAACTCAAGAAAGAACTACACACTGAATCATTTCATCGAAAGAATCAAAATCTATGTCTCTGAAAACTTTAACTATGAGATCGTTACAGTAGACCTAAAAGAATAAGGAGGTAAATATGATCGAAGATGACTTCTTTGCCACAATCAAACTCAAATGTGGTGATGAAATCTTCTGTAAAGTAGCAGCATCTGATGAAGGAGACAGAACAATGCTTCTCGTTTCCAATCCTGTTTGTGTTGATGAAATCAAGATCAGAGGTCAAGTCACTGGTTACAAACTTGAACCTTGGTTGAAAACTTCTTCTGAAGATTTGCTCATGATTAATCTTGATGATGTTCTCACGATGTCTGAGTCTGAGGACATTCAAATGATCATCATGTATCAGGATTATGTTCGTAAGTCTAACAAGTCCAATTACTCTAAGTTGGACCGTAAGATGGGTTACTTAGGAAACGTTAAGGATACCAAAGAGGTTCTAGAGAAGCTCTATAAAAGCTCTTAAAGCCAAACCTGAAACTGCGACAAACCTATCTTATCAACAGAACAGAGGTTTGTTAAGCTGAATGAGTTCTGTTAGAATAAAAACAATATGAATCACATTATGAATGACGACTCTTACAAAGAAATACAAAATCATGGCCAGACCAAAAGCCAAAGAACATTACGTCAATAACAAAGACTTTCTGGATGCCATTGAGATTTACTTCGCAGAGGTGAAGAGAGCAGAGGCAGCAGGGAAACCCAAGCCACCAATCCCTCGTTACATTGGTGACTGTTTCTTGAAGATGGCCAATCGTTTGTCTTATAAACCAAACTTTGTCAATTACATGTTCCGTGAGGACATGATCTGTGACGGAATTGAGAACTGTGTTCGCTACATCCACAACTTCAATTCTGAGAAGTCAAAGAATCCTTTTGCTTACTTTACTCAGATCATTTACTACGCATTCCTCAGACGCATCTCTCAGGAGAAGAAGCAACTGGAGATCAAGAACAAGATTCTTGAGAAGACAAACTTTGATGAAGTCTTCGATGCCAACGATCTTGACGCAGAGAACTATTCCGATTACAATAGCATCAAGGATTCTGTGCACGCAAAGTTGCGTTATTCATGAAGATTGCTGTCATCACGGACACTCATTATGGTGCCCGTAAGAACTCTAAACTGTTTCATGATTACTTTGAAGAGTTCTATGCCAACATCTTCTTTCCAACAATCGATGAGTTGGGAATTAAACATGTGATTCACATGGGAGACTGTTTCGACTCCCGTAAAGGCATTGACTTCTCTGCTCTCCAGTGGTCTAAGCGTGTTGTGTTTGAACCACTGAAGGAAAGAGACATTGAGATGCACCTCATTGCTGGTAACCACGACGCTTATTATAAGAACACGAACTCAGTTAACAGTGTTGAGTTGTTACTGAAAGAATATGATAATGTCCATGTCTATTCGGAAGCAGCAGAAGCGACTGTTGCTGGGTTAGACGTTTTACTTGTACCCTGGATCAATAGTGAAAATGAAGAAAACACTGTCAAAATTGTTCAAAAGACTCGTTGCAACGTCGCGTTGGGGCATCTTGAACTCAACGGATTTAGAGTTAATCGACAGATCGTCATGGACCATGGTTTGGAGAGCAAGTTATTTGAGAAGTTCGAAAAGGTCTTTTCAGGTCACTACCATACAAGATCAACTGACGGACGAATCTTCTACCTAGGTAATCCTTATGAGATGTATTGGACCGACGTGGGTGATAACCGTGGGTTCACAATCCTAGACACCGAAACCTTAGAACACGAGTATGTGGATAACCCATACAAGATGTTCTATTCCATCAAGTATGACGACACCGATCATCAACTCTTTGATGCCACACCTTATGTAAATAAGATTGTCAAAGTGGTTGTTGTAAATAAATCCAACACTGTTAAGTTTGAGAAGTTTATTGATAAACTTTATCAGACTGGAGTTGCTGATCTGAAGATTGTTGAGAACTTTGACTTTAGTGGTTGGTATGATAAGGAAGCAGATGAAGTTCTGCAGTCAGAAGACACGCTAACAATTCTTGATCGTTACATTGAAGAAACTGAAACGGAATTGGATAAGTCCAAAGTTCAGAAATTGATTAGGGAAATCTACCAAGAGGCATGTGAGTTAGTCTAATGTTCATTCTTGCAGTTGAGGGCAAAGAAGTCGAAGGTGCTTATTCGGTTCGGAATGATGATGGGGAACAAGTTCTCTACATCTTTGAATTGATGGATGATGCTGTTCGTTATGCCATGCAACTGGAAGAACTTGGATTCCCTGAGATGCATGTAATGGAAGTGGAGGATGAAATAATGATTAAGACTTGCGAAATACACGATCACTGCTATACTATAATTACCAAAGATGACGTTGTGATTCCTCCTCACAGCTTAGAAGAACATGATTACATTTGAAAAGATTAGATGGAAGAATTTCTTAAGTACAGGGAACCAGTTTACTGAAGTCCAACTTGATAAAGAATCGACCACTCTCATCATTGGTTCTAACGGAGCAGGCAAGAGCACCATTCTTGATGCTTTGTGTTTTTCTTTGTATGGGAAAGCATTTCGTAAAATCAATAAACCTCAACTGGTCAACACAACCAACGAAAAGAGTTGTTTAGTTGAGATTGAGTTCTCTGTGAACTCCACACCTTGGAAAGTTGTCCGAGGAATCAAACCAGCAGTTTTTGAAATTTACAGAGACGACCAACCACTGGACCAGAATGCATCTGCTGTGGATCAGCAGAAGTGGTTGGAACAGAATGTTCTGAAGATGAATTATAAGAGTTTCACTCAGATCGTGATTCTGGGAAGCAGTTCGTTTGTTCCATTCATGCAACTTCCTGTTGCTTCCCGCAGGGAAGTGGTTGAGGATCTGTTGGATATTCGCATCTTCTCTTCGATGAATACGTTAATCAAGGAAAAGATTCGGAGTCTTCGTGAAGAGATTCGTACCCTGGATCTGAAGAAGGACAGTCTGAAAGATAAAGTTGAAATGCAGAAGAACTTTATCGAGCAACTGGAGAAGAGAGGCAACGATAACATTTTACAAAAGAAAGAAAAGATCACAGCACTACTGGCAAGTGTGGACGGTTACGTTCATGAGAACCAGGACCTGGAAGTGCAGTCAACAAAACTTCAGGACGAACTGGAGGGACTTCAGGGTGCCACAAAGAAACTGAAAGAGTTTGGCAATGTTAAA